CAATTACAAAAAATAAAGGTTGACAAATGGCACTTTAAGGTATATAATAGGATATTATGACAAAAAAACAAACAGGAGATTCAGACATGGTAGTTGTTTCACTAACGCCAGACAAGATACACCATGAAATCTCAAGACAATTATCCAGAGGTGTTCCGTATATTGAAGCACTTGTAGATTTCGCTGAAAAGAATAACTACGAAATAGAAACCATCGCTCAAATTGTAAAGAAGAGTTCGATACTTCGTGAGAAGATTAGAACAGAAGCTATCGGCCTTAGGATGGTAAAGGTTGATGAAGAAAAAGCAAACCTAGACGACCTATGTAATGATAAATGATGAAGGCTTTGAAACTTACGTGAATTATTTGGCGCTGAAGAAACATTTTCAGAGTGACGCTTATGATTACATAAAGTACAATGGAAAGATCAGAGCATCAATCGATAAATTTCGTACTCGTAATGATGCATACTTCTTTTTGAAGTTATCGAAAAAAGAAGATACAGTCAACTATATGTTGGCAAATTTTATAAATAATCCAAATATCTGGATAAGGCAGATGCTTGACAGCGAAGCCGAACACAGATATAACGATTGGAGGAAAAAGATTGAGTCGTTGACTTATACTTTTAAATCCGAGCTGAAGCATCTTAAAGATGACTATCAGCAAAACTTTATATCACGTGATGGTCAACATCCGTATATTATGACACAGTATTGTCAGAAGAAGATTTCATTAGAGACCTTCACTATTCTGACTCATGCTGCCAATATTTTTGAGTATTGGAATGATAAAGTAGTTGACAAAATTATTTCACGTGATATAATAAGACTATCAAGAAAGTATAAACCTTTCTTGTTATATGATGAAAAGAAGTTTAAGGACATAATTCGTGTCCACTTCGATGTGTAATATTACGCAAATAAATCGCTATATTAAAGGAGAAAACAACTATGGCACCTACAGACTTTGCTTCGCTTAAGAAGAATCGCTCGAAATCCCTCGAATCCCTGAATGCTCAGCTCGATAAGATTTCATCTAAATCATACCAAGACCCTAACGCAGGGAAAATCTGGAAACCAACAAGAGATAAAGCTGGAAATGGCTTTGCAATTATTCGTTTCCTACCAGCTACCGAAGGTGAAGAAATGCCTTTCGTAAGAGTTTGGGATCACGGTTTTCAAGGCCCTACTGGTTTATGGTATATTGAAAACAGCTTGACTACTATTGGCCAAGACGACCCTGTATCTGAATTTAACGGTAAACTGTGGAATTCTGGGGTTGATGCTGATAAAGACCAAGCTCGTAAACAAAAACGCAGACTGAAGTATACTTCTAATGTGTATATTGTTAAAGACCCTAGCAATCCGGATAATGAAGGCAAAGTCTTCATGTATTCATTTGGTAAAAAAATCTTTGATAAGTTGAATGATTTAATGAATCCAACTTTTGAAGATGAAGATCCAGTAAATCCGTTTGACCTATGGGAAGGCGCCAACTTTAGATTAAAAATCCGTCAGTTTGAGGGTTACCCGAACTATGACAAATCTGAATTTGATGCACCAACTCCGCTATTGGATGATGATGACGCAATGGAAACTGTATGGAAGCAACAGCATTCACTACAGTCTCTTGTTGAAGAAGGCAACTTCAAATCGTACACTGATCTCAAGACCAAGCTCTATAGAGTATTGGACCTTGCAGCTGAAACAACTGAAGTGGCAGCAGCGTCACCTTATGAAACTACTACTACAGAATCAGATGATCTTGATATCTCAAGTTCAATCAGAGAAGCAACACCTGCAACTCCTGATGTAGCAGAAAGTAATAATGTATCTGTTGATGATGACGACGACGATCTTGCAATCTTTAAAGATCTCGCCAGAGGCTAATCTAGAGTGGGGCTCGCAAGGGCCCCACATTTACAGGAGAAAGTATGTCAACTAAACAAACAATAGACATGACCAATTTTGATTTTGGCTTTACAGCCATGACAGAAGATGAGTTATCAGTAGTACAAGAAAGCAAAGCTCAAGTAGAAGCGTCATCAGCAACAGCTGAAAGTGCATCCGCTAAAGCTCAAATCATGTACGAAGCTGTAATTCCGTTGTTAAACAATCTTAAGGCTAACCCAGAAAAAGATTATATCTACTGGCCCAACCGTTACGAGAAACTTGACGCTTTTGCAGATCAGTTACATCAAATTCTAAGTGGAGAATAAATTATGAGTCTATTAGACAAAATGCTTAAGGCGGGGTCTGTTAAAGGATCATCCATCTTATCAAAATCATCGTTCTTTAATATTAAAGATCCGATACAAACCGAACTACCAATTGTGAATATCGCTTTCTGCGGCTCACTTAAAGGTGGTTTACTACCCGGCTTGACCGTAGTAGCAGGTGAATCAAAGAGTTTTAAAACTTTACTTGGCCTATACTGCATGAAAGCTTATTTAAAGAAATATCCAGAAGGTATTGCTATTCTATACGACTCTGAGTATGGTATTACACCAGAATACTTAGAAAGTTATAGCATTGATACCGACCGTGTTATTCACGTTCCAATCGAAGACGTAGAGCAACTTAAGTTTGACGCTACTAAACGACTAGACGAGATTGACAAAGGAGATAAAGTCTTTATTATGATCGACTCTATTGGTAACTTGGCCTCTCGTAAAGAAGTTCAAGATGCTATGGACGAGAAATCAGTTGCTGATATGACAAGAGCAAAACAGCTTAAGTCACTATTCAGAATTGTTACACCCAAGCTAACTGGTAAAGATATTCCAATGGTAGCTGTTAATCATACCTATAAAGAAATTGGTCTGTTCCCTAAGAACATCGTTTCAGGTGGTACTGGTATTTACTATTCAGCCAATCAGATCTTTATTATATCTAAATCTCAACAGAAAGAAGGTACTGACCTTAAAGGGTTTAAGTTCACAATTAATATTGAGAAGTCTAGGTACGTTAAAGAAAAAGCTAAACTACCGTTTACAGTATTATATGATACCGGTATTCAGAAGTATTCAAGTTTATTTGAATTAGCTCTTGAATCTGGTCACTTGTGTAAAGCTAACCAAGGGTGGTACAACGTAGTTGACCAAAGAACTGGTGAAGTAATTGAACCAAAGCGTAGGCTGAAAGATATCGAAGCTGATACTCCGTTCTTTGAAGGGCTGATCGCTGATCCTAAGTTTAACGACTATGTTGAAGGAAAATTTAAATTAACTACACTAGAAATGGGGACTGCTGAAGATGATAGAGAAGACGATCTTATCGAATCTGATACTGAATGAGGAATACAGCCGAAAGGTTTATCCTTATCTCAAAGATGATTACTTTGAAGACCTGTCCTATCGTAAAATCTTCAATACTGTTACCGAGTATGTAGAACAATACAAGGAGCCTCCCACCATAGAGGCTTTGCGTTTGTCACTTGAAAAGCGTAAGGATCTTAACGAAGATACTTATACTAATATTCAATCGTTGCTTGGAACTCTTGCTACAGACGAGACAACCAATCAACAGTTCTTACTTGACGAGACTGAGAAGTTCTGCCAAGACAAAGACTTGTATAATAGTATTCGTAAATCTATTCTGATACTTGATGGTGAAGAAGGTGATATTGATAAAGGCAGCATACCAAAACTGTTATCAGATAGTCTTGGTATTAGCTTTGACTCGAGTGTTGGTCACGACTTCCTTGAAGATGGAGATGATCGTTATGAACATTACCACAGAAAAGAAGAACGTATTCCCTTTGATATTGATATCTTAAATAAGATTACCAAGGGTGGTTTACCTCGTAAATCAATGACAGTATTACTTGCTACTACTGGGGGTGGTAAATCATTATTGAAATGCCACATGGCTGCCAATCATTTGATGTATGGTAAAAATGTTCTATACATTACTATGGAGATGGCCGAAGAAGAAATTGGTCGTCGTATTGATGCCAATATCATGGATATAACAATGGACGAAGTTAACGAGATTCCTCGTGATGTTTATGATAAGCGATTAGCTAGATACAAAACCAAAACTACTGGTAAGCTCATTATTAAAGAATATCCTACTGGTTCTGTTCACTCAGGCCACTTCAGACATTTATTGAATGAGCTTGAACAGAAGAAAAACTTTAAACCTGATGTGATATTCCTTGACTATCTTAACATCTGTGCGTCTTCTCGTGTTAGAGGAGCTGCGGCTGCCTCAAGCTATAACCTAGTGAAAAGTATCGCAGAAGAAGTACGTGGTCTAGCAATGGAGTACAATTGTGCAGTTGTAACATCATCTCAGTTCAATAGGGATGGTTATGGTAATTCTGATGTTGATCTTACAAATACATCTGAATCTATGGGTATTACTCACACGGCAGACTGTATCTTAGGTCTAGTAACATCTGAACAACTTGACGAACTCGGCCAACTTATGCTGAAACAGTTAAAGAATCGTTGGGGTGACTTAAACTACTATCGTAGATTCTTAGTTGGTATTGACCGCGCTAAGATGAAGATCTACGAACTTGAAGAATCAGCACAAAATAACGTTGATATCAACGGAAGCTCCGGTGGTGGTGATGAAAAAAAGTACCAGAGCAACAGTAATAAAGATGATGGTCCAGTATTTGATAAAACAGATATCGGCCTGAGACTAAAAGGCAAACGCAAAGGACAAGTTTTTTCTGACGCACAACTTCTATGATTGTAGCGTGTTTATAAATAACTGAAACGATCATATACAATTAACAGGGTAACCATGAAGAGTTTTAGCAAATTTAAAGAGCACGAAAGTCGATCCAAAGAAGAAGCGCCAGAACCAATCCAAGAGACCGCAGTAGTCGAAAGATACTCGCCTCTTGGATTCGGTTTAAAACAGTTCCAACTGGATGAAGCTCCTCTCGGTCCCGTTTCTTATGACGGTGACGACGAAGCATTCGCATTAGAAATTGCTTCTAAACTTGACGATGGTATTAGCTCTATCAATGCTGCGATCGAGCTTGACAATCGTAGAGATAAAACTAACGGTGCTAAAATTGGCGTCTTTGCTATTATGCCTGATAACCTAAGAACTAAATGGTCTGCTTTAGCTAATCAGATTATTGAAGATTCAGATGATTTAGAATCTGCTACTATACCTGATGGCCGCAAAGAAAAGGATGTCTCCGTAAAGCATAAAGATATGGACAGATATGTTTATATCAATTGTAGACCAGATGGCAAGAGAAGTAAAGCAGGTGACGATCCCAACGAGCTAATGACAGCTGCCCTATGTCTTAAAAATTCTTTAACTGCACCTAAGACTGTTGAAGAAATGGACGAACTGATTAAATTTGTTCAATTAAACTTAAGCAAAGTCAAAGGCGCAAAACAATCCCAGATTGATAGTTTAGAGGGAGATTACGTTAACTTGTGTTCAGCAGTATCAGCTGCTTTAACTATCCATAAAAACAAATATGGTAATGCTGATATGGTCTATTTAACTGGACAAGCCTGGGACCAAGACGTAAAACAATTTCAAATTACAAAGTACGGAATGAAAGACTTTAATAGTTCTGATTTTATTATTAAGAAAGGTTCTTCATTCTTAGGTGTTTCACTAAAGAAAAAGCAGCTTTATTCTCAGAAAGATCCTACCTTAATTAATAAATCATTCTCTACTCTTTTCCAAGATAGTAAATTTAATAAAATGATGGCAGAGCTCGATAAAAGAGCTGCTCAATTCTATTTACGTGTTCTAGTCGTAGCAAAACAAAAGAAAATTGCATCGCCAAAGCTTTTGGCTGACATGGAAAAAACAAGACCCAATGCTAAAAATTGGAAAAAGTTTATTCAGCGCATACCAAACGATCTAGTTAACTCACAGTTAAAAGGTAATAAATCTTTATTCAGAAGTATGTCAATGATTATTCTGAAAAATAAAGAGTTAATGGCAAATCAATTAATTCAACTAATATTTAAAGCTGATCTCAAGGATCTAAAGAAAGTTAATTTTGATTTTACTCTAGTTACTGGTATAGGTGATTACGGACCTCGTAAAGGTGTTGATGTTAAAACTGGTGAATATAAAGATATTGATACAGTTTCAACAAAGCTTAATGAAATAGTTAAGAATGAAAAAATAACGATACGAGAAACCCCAGGTGCTGTACAAGCATTCAGTGAGGGTGCTACTGCAGCAACATTAAAGTTTGATTTGATGATTGGTAAATTACCAGTTTGTCATATTGAACTAAGATATAAAGGCAACTTTAGATCAGCACCGTCGTTCACTGCAATAATGACAGACGAATTTAAGAGTCTCTACAAATGATAAGATTTCAAACGTATTTAAATGAGGCCACTGGTGCTAACCTTCACATGACGCATTTAGAAGATGCTATACTTGATGGAGGAGTAATAGGAACACGTAATGTATTCCAATACTTGCAAGCACTTCGTGATATGCTTGGTGGAAACACTAAAGCTCCTGTTAGCTTATCAGTTAAATGGGATGGCGCGCCTGCGATATTTGCTGGTAAAGACCCAAGCGACGGGAAATTCTTTATCGCGAAAAAGGGATTATTTAACAAGAATCCAAAATTTTATAAAACAGCTCAAGAAATTGATGATGACACGGGCTTAGCTGGAGAACTGAATAGTAAATTCAAAACTGCTCTGGCAGAGTTCTCTAAACTAGGTATTGAAGGAGTAGTACAAGGTGATTTATTATATACGAAGGACGATCTTAAAACAGAGAATATTGGTGGAGAATCGTGTGTTACTTTCCATCCTAATACCATTGTTTACGCGGTACCTGTCGATAGCAAGCTCGGCAAACAAATTCAAGGATCCGAAATCGGTGTGGTTTGGCACACAACATACAGAGGAGCAGATTTTGAATCAATGTCTGCAAGTTTTGGTAAGGCGATCTCAAGTAAACTCAAAGAAGTTAGATCGGTCTGGCACGTAGACGCTGTATTTAAAGATGAGTCTGGTAACGTAACATTTACTGAAAAAGAAACAAAAGCATTTAATAAACTATTATCCGATGCTGGTCGTATATTCAGAACGATCAAGCCATACGCTCTTAATGAGTTATCAAATAACGAAGACCTTAACGCAAGAGTAAACGTATTCATTAATAAAAAGGTAAGAGAAGGCCAACGTATTAAGAATGTACCACTTGCTATTAAAGGCATGCAAGAATTTATTAAAGAATATTATGAGAAAGAAGCAAGTAAAGTTAAATCACAAGTAGCCAAAGATCGTAAGTATGCTACTCGTGATAACGTATTAAAATATTTTGATAAAACAAACATTAAAGAAGTTAATAAAGTATTCCAACTATATAATCTATTAGTAGATGCAAAAATGATTGTAATCGCCAAACTCAATCACGTAGAAGGTTTAAAAACATTACTAAAAACAAAAGATGGATTCGAAGTAACAGGACAAGAAGGGTTTGTTGCTATTGATCATGTTGGTAAAAGCGCACTAAAGCTGGTAGACCGACTTAACTTTAGTAATGCTAACTTCAGTACAAAATATATCAAAGGGTGGCAGAAGTAAACAACCCCAAAAATTGATTGACAAACACTCAAAAATGTGTTATAATATGATTTATACTATAGGAGAAACTAATGGGAAGAATTAACGATAGAGGCCACGATGGTGGCAACATTTGGCGTTGGCAGACTATTGAAAAGTATGTCAGAAAAAACAATTGGACGAAAGGAGCAGAACTTGGAGTATGGCTTGGGGAAACCTTTAAGCACTTGGTTAAAACATGTCACAGTTTACATCTTATTGGTGTTGATTTATACGAAGCTCAACCCGGTTACGACGGACCAGAACAATGGACGCGGGGCGAAAACGGCCATAGCTGGGACCACGAGACATATTATCAGGACCTCGTCAGATTTTGTCAAGGTTATCCTGGCCGTGCCGAGATTATAAAAGACTATACAACTGAAGCTGCTAAAGAAGTAGAAGATGAAAGTTTAGATTTTGTTTTTATTGATGCAGATCATAGTTACAATGGAGTAATGAGAGACGTACAAGCTTGGGCTCCAAAAGTAAGAAAAGGTGGAATGATTATTGGGCACGATATACATTTTCCAACTGTTAAA